AGCCGGAGGAGATTGTAACGGAGTTATTCTTAACAGTGTACGTCTAGGTCTAGGACGCATCTTAGATCAATATTCTATTCAAGTAGCACAGCCTTGTGATATCTTGCTCATTCAAAACAATCCTAAAGGTAACCGAATGATAGATAAACTCGCAGTAGTGATTGAAGTTTTATCTAGAGATGTTAGAGTTGTCACTACACGATATCGACCCGAAACTCGAGATTATCGAAACTATCAAACATCGATTTCTTTTTCAGATGAACGTGTAATCGGAGTATACAGACCTACTTTCGGCAATGCTATAACATATACACGTGATGACGCAATGGTCAGAGAATTCGCAAATTTAAATGACAGATATGAACCTTCTATAAATGTATCATCTACTGTTAAGCTGTCTTTAATAAATTATGAATCAGCATATAATTTTGTTCAAGCTATCTCCGGCAAAGATCCTGAAGAAACAAAACGTCGAATCATAACTATGATGATGTCTGTTCCTAGGATCATTATAACATATCTGATGTACTACAATCTGTCTATTGCAGGTAGCATTGCAATATGTGCTAATATGTATGTTGATAGTAAGTTAAGTGCTGACATGATCATTAGAGATGATAGAGGTACTCCAATACAATTTGGATTATGTTTGTGGTCTGGTGGTAGAGCTAAACAGTTACAGAAGAATTCCGATTGGTCTACTATATCAAGTCAGATACAATTTTTGATAAATGAATTACGAACCGCTAATAAGTATCTGGGGCTATATGAATATTTGAAAGGGACAGATAGTCCGCAGTCTGCTACAAGGCGATTTGCTTCAACTTATTATGATAAGGCTCCTTCAGATGTTTCAGAACGTGTTAAAGTTGCAGAATTATTATGGAGCTGTACAGAGGTGATTGAAGAATGATAGTTTATGGGTACGCAATTGATAGTAAATATGAATCATCAGGTGAATTCAAGATAAAGGTGAGAATACCATCAATTCATGGTCCGATGACTCAAAAAGAATACAAAGGTAGCCGAGTACGAAACTACGTTAGTGATGAAGACCTTCCCTATTTTGCATCACTCATACTTCCACATGAGCCTGTAAACGGTGAAATACTTGCTATAGCTACAACAGGGGACAGCCCTAGTAACTGGTTAGTTTTAGGATACACCGGCAGCAGTTACGGATCGGCTCATCTGATATAAGGAGAATACACATGGCAAAAACATCATCTATCAGATTTCCAAATATGTTTGATCCAGCACGTAATACTGTTAATGTTGTAGAAGATAGTGCATCTGTCGTAAACAGAACACGACTGCTGATACTGTCTGATCCTACTGAACTTTACAATGAACCTAATTTCGGTGTTGGATTAAAAGAACATCTGTGGAAATACAATACAGATACAGAACGTAGTATTATTTGTGATAAGATCAAGAATCAATTAAATATGTGGGAACCTTGTGTATATTCACAGTTGACTGAATTTGCTGATGGTCTTCTCTTTACCGAAGGGCAGCATTCAACAGCAACTTCTCAATTTAATCAACTTAAGATGACTGTTAAACTTTCAACAACTTTTGGAGATGTTCCAGAGTTGATTCTAAATGGAGCTGAATTATAAAAATGCCAGGACAAATGCGTGGTACGCTGCGACAAGCGTTACGACTCAAAGAAGCAGAGCATATTGATTGGTATTATTCGGTTGCCGAGTGTAATGTGCTGCTGAATAAAACGTATCCAGTGATAGATAAATCATTCCTTGCTGTACTTGAAGCTATGGGCTTGGAAGTGAAATGCAATTTTGAATTAGGAGACTTCACTTATACATATGCTATTCCCTCTCAAAAAGTAGTGATAAACTTAGCACACAACTTATCAGATAGTTCGGGTGTTGATATGTTGAGTGCACTATCTCATACTTGCAACATAGGAAAACACATGACTTATCATCAAGAGTCAGCTTTGAATGCAAACAGACTCGGATGGGAGTGCATTCATATTTTCGATTGGGATAGCTTATTCAAGATGTCTTTACAGTTCTTGCCTAAAACAGTCCTGCAACTATCAGAATGTACAATATCTGAAGTAGAACAAGGTGAAATGTTTTTATTCTTAGATATGTATCATTGCCGAGATCACATAGATACTGTATTCGATGCAGGGTATGCTCATTTAGGCATATACAAAGGCGATGAATTGATTTATCTTATCACAGTAGGAAAACCTAAATATAATAAATCATACACATCTGAAATATATAGGATATGCAGTAATCCCGAGTTCACTGTTGTCGGTGGATGGCGTGCATTATTTGATACATACTTATCACTTTATCAACCTGAATCTGTTATTGCTCTACGAGATATTTCAAAGATGTATCAAGCTCCTTATTTGGAGATGGGATTTCATTTAGTGTCCTATACAGTTCCCCGAAAGTATTGGGCAAAGAACAGTGACAGGTTGACTGATGGTGCTCGTTTTGTTGCAGCGCTTAAGCCCAAGCGACTTGAAAATTATTCTAAATGCGCACAAAATTTAAGCATCATGTTAGAGCATGGCTATGTGCCTATACATGATTGCAGTTCAGCAATATATGAATGGAGATCAAAGTAATGAGTCTAGTAACAGGAAATATCACAAATGTAACTAACCTAGGTGCAGTTGATACTGATGCTTCCGAGTTTAGCAGAGGTATGGTCAAATACACTTCTAGGGACTACGAATCTATAATGCGTGATTTTTGGGACATTGTCCCTCAGATGACTGAATTATGGAAGCCGGAAGCTGATGCCGATCCGGGTGTAGTTTTGAGTAAATTTTTAGCTTCTGTAGCAGATATGCTAGGAGTTAATATAGATTGGCTTGCTAACGAAGTGTTTGCACCTTCGGTATCTCAACGAAAGAATGCAGAAAGATTGTTTGCACTCATTGGATATAAGTTGGGTTGGTATACTGCAGCTCGTACCGAGGTGACGATAAAGAACACTAATAGTGCTGGTAACAACATTACAATTGATTTTGGGTTCAATGGATCTAACTTCTCAACACTCAACGCATATACAGATATAACAAATCAATCTAGAGTTATTACATATAATATACTTCCATTGACAAATTCATATGGAGATCAACAAACAAGAAGCCGTCGGTCGTTGATATCTGATTCTGTCGATGTATTTGCTTCTCAAGACAGAGTGACATTAGCTCCCGGTGAATCTGTAACTCGAGTTGCTATTGAAGGTGAATTGCGCTGGGCAAGTTTTTCTGTTGAGCAGATCAAGAAACAGAATCTAATTATATCGTTGCCTTCTCAACATGTAGACACTACAGCTGTTTGGGTCAAAGGGCGTGTAAGTGAATCAGGTGATTTTGATCAAGTCCAATGGATACAGTGCAACAGTCCTTCTGAATTCATTGCACCTGAACCTAGATTTGCTGTAACATACGATGTGTACTCTAATGCTCAAATACAGATAAGTAACTACTTGAATCAGCTTGAAAACTATTCGGACAACTGGCTTACCGTCTATTGGATAGACTGTTCAGGAGTTATAGGATGTGTAAGTGAGAATGCATTGTCTAATCTACTAACTGCGATTCCTGAGTCAGGCACTGTAAATGCTTTTTCAGAAGCTGGCGGAGATATATCTATTTACAATTTGTCAAATGTAGTAGAACTACCTCATACATATGCCGTTACAGGCAAGAGTCCGGAAACTGCTAAAGAAGCATACATTAACAGTCGTAACTATATCAACACATTTGACAGCTTAGTAACACTCCCAGACTTCATTCGATTTCTTAATCGTGAACCAGGTGTAGATTGTGGTACCGTTCTTGACTGTCAGAAAGCACTTGAGATCAACTTAGCGATCTATAACAATCCGAATCTTACAGATGCTCAGAAAATGAAGATGTATATCACTAATCAAGATTTTCCGGCAGGTGATCCTATATATGACTGGTCATCTGTATTAGGATTAGGTTTTAATCCTGAAGATCCTAACAAGTATGTATTTGCAGCGAACTTCAAACGATATACAGCAATGTGCTTTGCAGTACACAATGGTTTTCAAGATAGTAGCTGGGGTCAAGGACAAGTGGCTCGGGCACAGATAAACAACGCAGTTAATTTTGTACAATACAAACCACCAAAGCAATTCATTGCAAATGTGATTCGTGATTACAAACCTCTACAGGCCATGACTGTTGAATTAGCATTCGGTTGGTTGAGAGTATTTCCATTCTACATAGTGGGCGAAATATATCCAAAACGTCCTGTAAGTGTTGATGTAGGTAATAACATTATCTCCGCAGTTAATGAAGCGCTTTCAATATATTTTGATCCGTCTAATCGGGCTGTAGGACAAAAACCGACTGTGATGGAAGTTGTTAAAGTTGTACAATCAGCAGATAGCAGAATAGCGTATTTTGATGCAGGTAGCTTAAGAAATCCTATAATCAACTACACGCAGTGCGATATCGACTATTTCAATCCTATCAGCGTTGCAAAATATGAACCAAAGACAACTGGAACGGCTATTAGAATTGCTCCAGATTATCTTATAAAATAAACTCATATAGGAGGAAGCAAATATGAAATATGATGCAACAGGACCGATGAGATGCTTTATGACACATAGTACTTGGTGGAATGGGGCGGTCGAAAACAGTAAACCTATCGGAATACTATGGCACGATACAGCCGCAGGTAACGTAAATTTGAAACGTTATGTGCAACCGTACGCAGGTGATGCTAATTACGATGAGCTGATGAAAGTTCTAGGTAAAAACAGATATGGAAATGACTGGAATCATGCAGCTCGTGATGCTGGCGTTAATGCATTTATAGGAAAACTTGCCGATGGTACCATAACAACAGTTCAAGTCGGTGAATGGACTATGGCACCTTGGGGATGTGGACATGGTGATTTAGGTTCGTGTAACGGTTATGTATATCAAGGTAAGAGCCTCATTTGGGTCAATCGTCATTGGATTCAATTTGAAATCTGTGATGATAAATACAAGTCTAAAGCATATTTTGATGCTATATTTGAAGAAGCGTGTCAGCTAACTGCGTATCTCTGTAAAACATTCAACATTGATCCATGGGGAACAGTTGAGTTCGCTGGAATCAAAGTTCCTACCATATTATGTCATCAAGATAGTTATCAATATAATCTAGGAAGCGATCACGACGATACACTCGAGTGGTTCAAGAAGTTCGGAAAGACATTTGATGATGTCAAGAAACGTGTTGAAGAGATACTTAATCCGCAACCAGCAACTGTTTTTCATAAAGGTGACCTTGTAAAGATAATAGGTAGTAAATACTACTCAGGTAAAGCTGTTCCAAAGTGGGTCTTGAAACAGAACTGGTATGTTAGATCTGCTCCAGAAGGTAGTGATAGAATTGTTTTAGGACAGAACGAAGCTAGAAACAATGATCTAAACAGCCCATTCTACGCAAAAGACCTGCTGTTAGTCAGACCGGCTCCGATAGTTCAAGTTGTTGAAAAAGGAGACCTTGTAAGAATTACAGGTGACAAATATTATTCAGGACAAACAATTCCGAATTGGGTATTGAAAGAAAACTGGTACGTTTCAAAAGCTCCTTCAGATACTAATCGGATTGTTCTAGGTGAAAATGAAGCACGCAACAATGAGCTGAATACTGCTGTTAATCGTAAAGATCTTCAAATAATTAAGAAACATAACTGACACATACGAGAGACTTGCTCACGCAGGTCTCTTTCTATGTATGGACCTTTTATAATTGTATAGAAAGGTATAGGAGCGAGCTATGAATATAAAAGATGTATCTCTACCTGAAATATATATGTCTAGCGCGGATTTTCGCTTCTTTGTAGATTGGTTCTCGACAGCGTTATCTAAAACACAGTACGATATTGAGAACTTCTATGATTTATACGATTGCTTACGCTGTCCATCAGACCTATTGTGGATGCTGGGTGATACAATCGGTTATACATATGATGATAGAGTATGTATAGCGTTCAATAGAATGGTCATACTTTATTTTATGAATATGATCCGGTTGAAAGGCAGTCGAGACGGAATGATGTTAGCTGCTGAGACTAACTTAGCTCAGTTTAACATAAATGATTACGGTAAAGAAAATTCAATACTTTATGATCGATTAGAAGATACGTCGCTTCCTGTTAATTCTGTATATGTTAATCCACATACAGATGAAGGTTACATAGAAGTTGTATATTTCAGTACAGATAAGCCTATAGACGTATGTACAGAGTATGTGCGTCCTTTAGGTATGTATGTATTTGATTACGCCGGAGCTCGATATGATGCACGGTCTAAGATTTCAATTGATGCGCGTCTAACAGATAGTCGTGAGACTGATTTATATCATACATTAGGATATACAGCTAAAGTAGATCCGACTCAGTTTCTCAAATCGTCTAGTGTTGCTCATTATACACGAGAAGATTATGCACGACTTCAAAAAGGTTCGGGCATGTATAACGATGATGGCGTCATCAAAGGTGGAATTGATTTAGACCATACACGAAGAAACATATGGTATCGAAATTCAATTTCAGAAGAAAACACTACTGTTACAGATCCACAGCATCAAACAGAAGCAACGTCTGATGCAATAAATCCTGGATACAGAGCATTGTATTCTTTGCAACTGTGCAACAACGATCACATCATAAGATCTCTTATCCGAGATGCAGAAGACCCTGATCATCCTTATGAACTAGATCCGATATTTAGCATTCCAGTTAATGCTGTATCAGTTAATCCTCCTCCCGCAATCACAACTGTACATCATGCGAACTTAGTTTATGATAAGGAAACAGATGAAAAATATACTTATAGTTCTGATTTCAATTATGATGTGTATGTAACTGAATCTCGTACTCCTACCGAAGGTGGTACAACCGTTCTGCCATATACAACTCCTGCGGTAAATCCCGTTATGTTTAACATAGGTGAAGCAATTTCAACAGATCCTGATAATGATACATATTATCCGAACAAACCGGGAACGCAGAATTGATTGATCTGAACCTTGTATACAACATATATAGGAATAATATAAATAATATGAACAATGAATTTGATATTGATACTTACAATAGTTTGAGTGGTGATTCTACACCCAAACTAATAACATCTGATTCAGTAGAATATCGAAAAGATCGAAATAGGTTTACTAGCCCAGATCTCCATCGTAGAGTGAATCCTCAACCGCCTACAGGCGACGAGGTAGCTCCGAGGAGATATACATTTAAGATAATAAGTAAACATTCATTTCGTCTTACAAAGATATTTACACATGATGAGGATTCTATTGTATCTGAAATTCCTTAATAAGGAGGCTTGTGTTGAATAATCATGTTGATGTAGCACGTCGAATGAGAATATCACACAATGTCTCATTGCGTGTAATAGATAAGTATACTAGAAAAGTAGTATGCGAACACACCGGTCACAATTCGGCTACTAATTCATTGCTATCTGGTATTGGATATTATTTAGTAGGCGAAGGTGTTCTTAATCAAGGTACTGCTGCTTTGAAGCCATATCTACCTCAATACATATCATTAGGTACAATGGGCCTCGAGGGTCAGCATCAAACTGAATCCGGACTTCCGGTTGATATCGGTGGTGTAGCATCTGATCCTGATTATGATCCCGAAACTTGTTACACCAAATATATGAATGAGCGACCAGGTTACGGTGCTGATGGCTACGATGCAAGTTACAATAACAATCGCCCATACTTCGGATTAGGTTATCCTTATACTACATATCAAACTACACAACGGTATAGTGTAGACGATATTGTAACATATCAGGGCGTATTGTACAAGTGTATTTCACCTACAGAATTAGGACCG